ACCTGTTATAGTAGAGTTTGTGAATGGCAAGAAAGTGTTGATATGGTCATCAGAATGGGGCGGGGTAACAAGCGATCTGGAAAACCCTTATAGCTATGATTAGTCGGTGATAATATGAATGCAATACAAATCAAAATACAAGCAGCAAAGCACCTGATGGAGCGGCAGGAAGAGGACAGGAGAGAGCAGGAGAAAGGTAACTTTGACCTGTACTCTGAATCAAATATTAAGATAACAGACAAAAAAGGCAGACAAGTACAACTTAAGCAAAACTATGTACAAACACAAATAGATCAAAAAATTATTGAGTTGCAAAGTCAAGGCATACCGCCAAGGCTTATTATTTTGAAGTCACGTCAGATGGGAGCTTCTACAGGCATACAAGGGCGGATGATATGGGAGACTACTACAAAAGAAAACAGAAACGGCTATATAGTGTCTCATGAGGACGAGTCAACGAAAGCTATATTTCAAAAGTCGAAGTATATGTACGATAATTTGCCGAAAGAATTGAAACCTTTGCAAAAAGCTTCGAACGCACAAGAGCTTATATTTGACAAGCCGCTGCACTATGCAGGCGAAGAGAAAGGTCTACATAGTAAGATTGAGATTAAGACAGCAGGGAACGCAGGCATTGGACGATCTGAGACAAGGCATTATGTACATGCGTCTGAGTTTGCATTCTGGAAAGGTACAGGAGCTAATGCACCTGATAAACAGTTGTCGGGTATACTGCAATCAGTACCAGATGATATAGATACATGGGTAATAATAGAGTCAACTGCAAACGGAATGAATGCTTTTTATGACCTATGGCAAGAAGCGCTTAGAGGGAATAATGGATTTATACCTTTGTTTTATCCTTGGTATGTACATGAAGAGTATCAAATGTCCGTGGAAGATGATGAAATAGAGCAGTTTATTAATACTATGTCAGAATATGAAAAGTGGTTGTATGATGAAATCAAGCTATCGCTGGAAAGAATCAAGTGGTGGAGGGAAGTAAAGAGAATTAAGTGTAATAATGACATAGACCAGATGAAGCAGGAAAACCCTACAACAGCAGAAGAAGCGTTTATATTTAGCGGTAAGCCTGTTTTCAACAATGATAAAGTTATGAAGCGTATAGAAGTGTTAAGGCAGACAGAGCGAAGGGTTAAGTATGGTTACTTTGTGTTCGATTGGAATAATGAACTGTATAAGGACTTTATAAAAGTTGAGACAATAAGATTTGTTGAAACAAGTCCAGAGGATAAGAGAGGTATAATCAGGATATACGAAGAAGTACAGCCAAACATATACTACGTGTTAGGTGGAGACACAAAGGGAGAAGGAAGGGACAGCTACGCAGGAACGGTAATCAATAATATTACAGATGTAAGAGCTGCGACTTTGAAGATGGAAGTTAACAACTCTAAGCCTTATACCTGGCAGATGTTTTGTCTAGGACACTATTATAATCAGGCTCTGATAGGTATAGAGATTAATTTTAATACGGCACCGATAGAAGAGCTTGAAAGATTGCGATACTCCAAACAGTATGTTAGGGAAAGGTACGATGATTTTACCGGGACATACAAGAAAGCTTTTGGATGGAGGACAGACGGTACGACAAGACCACTTATCATTGACAAAGAGGTAAGTTTGGTAGAGGAGAATCTAGGGTTATTCCATGACATAGAAACATTACAGCAGATGATCACATTTGTTGAAGATGACAAAGGAAGACCTGATGCAATGGCAGGCAAGCATGACGACTTATTATTTTCGGATATGATAGCACAGGAGATAAGGACACAGCAACGATGTTATGTTGTAGAGCAATTCAATCCAAGGATAGTGGGTATAGCTGATGATGCAAAAGAAGATTTCAACAGTGCTTCGGAAGAAGAAAAGAAGCGGCTAATTGAAAAGTGGAATATATCACAAGATACAAAGGTTGTAGCAAAGGTTAACGGCATGACAATAGCAAAGAAAAACGGAAAGAGGGTGTATATATAGATGGCATGTATACGCTGTAAGAAGTGTGATAAGACATTAGTCAAGAATACCATGAAGGTTGAAGATATAGAATTTTGCATGGATGAACATTATATGTAAGATAATACAAAGACCTTTCGTGGTCTTTTTTTATGGCGGTGATTGCATGGGGTTAATGGGGTTAATGGGATTTTTGAAAAAGAAAGCTGGTGAGGTAATGGACGGAGCAGAAGAAAAGAAGAGGGAGAAGGAAGAGAAGAAGAAGCAAGAAGAAAAGATTAGGAAATGGCAGGATAAGTTTGAAACAGCGTTAGGCAATTATGACACTGCGCTTATGGATGATAGAGAACTTATGTATCTAGGGAAGAGGAACACTGACCCGGACATTAACAACCCATCACGAGACAGGAAGAAAGCAAACAATGTTATTAATATAATCTATGAATTTATAGAGTCGCAGATAGATACAACGATACCTAATCCAACGGTAGAGAGTAAGAGAAAGGACTTTGAGAAGCAAGCACAGATTATTGAGGATTCAATCAAGAATGACCTGAAAGAATCTGACATATACCGAATCAATGACGAAAACGAGCGTACAACTCCGATACAAGGATTTAGCATCATAACAGTTAATTGGAATCCTGACTATAAGCATCACCTGTATCGTGGCGAGGTTGAAATAGAAAATCGGCACCCTAAAACATTGATACCGCAACCGGGAGTACATGACATACAGAAGATGGATTATTTCTTTATACTTTCATCCGAATCAAAAGGATACGTCAAGAAGCGGTATGGGAAAGATGTTGAAACTGAAAGTGAAGAATATCCCGGTATTAACTCATTAGAAGGTCAAGACAACCCCGACAATCATAACAATAAGGTAACTATTATAACTGCATGGTACAGAGACGAGGACGGAGATGTAAGTAAATATACATGGTGTGCGGATGTGGAACTGGAAGATTTGCCAAAGTACTTCTATAGGCGTGACTCACAAGGTAACATTATGGAGTATGAGACACTTGACAGGGATATTATCCGAAACGAATTAGAGCCTATTCCTGCAATGTCACCTGTTATAGATGATATGGGGCAACCTATATTTGACGAGTTAGGGCAACCTATGTTAGAGCCTACAAGGATACGTTATTTTGTGCCCAACATATACCCTGTTGTAATTCGGAGGAACGTGCCTATAGCGTTTAACTTCGGTGGGCAAAGTGATGTAGATGTAATAAGAGATCAAGCCGATGCAATCAAGAAAGTTGTTACAAGAATAGAAAAGAAAATCCTTGACTCAGGTGCAATAATTAAGATGCCTAACGATGATAACGTATCCATGACAACGCAAGGGTTATATACGATAATCAAAGGTGAAAGACAAGACCTTTCGCTTATTGATATGAAAGAGTTACAGCCTAGTATTCAGCAGGATATAGTATTTGCACAAGACCAATACAAGGCGGCTCAAAATACATTAGGCATAACAGACAGTTTTCAAGGCAAGCCAGATCCTACGGCTCAGAGTGGAGTTGCAAAACAAATTCAAGTACAACAGGCTACTGGACGTATGCAGTCAAAACTGTTCAACAAAAAGAGAGCATTCAAAGAACTGTTCGAAATTATATTTGAATTTAAACTTGCGTTCTATGATGAATTAAGACCGTATATGGCGAGAGGAAATAACAATGCCCCGATATATGGAGAGTTCAATAAATACGACTTCCTTATGAAAGATGAAGCCGGAGAATGGTACTATAACACTGACTTTATATTTTCAGCAGATGCAGGGGACGGATTGCCGAGGGATAAGGTTTGGCTTATGGAACAGGCTAGGGCAGATGCATCAGCTAATTTAATGGATAAAGTTGATTATTGGACCATCATGGAGAAGTTAGGTTTCCCGGGTGCCAGCGAGATAAAGGATAAGGCTATATTAGAACAACAACAATTACAGCTACAACAACAGCAATTACAAGCACAGCAATTACAAGCACAGCAATTACAAGCACAGCAATTACAAGCACAGCAAGCACAAGCACAGCAATTACAGCAGATTCAGCAACAATTATAAACAGCATACAGTGAAAGGTGGTGATACATATGGCTAAAGGATTTCCGAAAAACCCTGATGCAAAGATACAGGGTGACAGCATTAAGAGAACTAACCCTCCAGTACAAAAGAAAACAAAGTCGGGTAAAGACTTGAGAAGCGGAGGCGGTAAGTAGTAGGCACTCTTTGAGTGCCTTTTTTGTTGTAAACATTTCGCTTGAGATAGCGTGAAAAACTCAAATTGAAAGGAGAACACATGACCTATTTTAAGATGTTCAAGGAGCCATTTTTAAATGAACCTGATGATATAAGCGGAAACAGCCCGGAATTCGCTGAACCGGGGGAATCGGATGATATAGAAGATGAAGGCATAGAAGGCGAAGAAGAAAGCTCTGAGACAGGCGAAAAAGAATCGGAAGACGCCAAGCCGATACAGAGTCCCGATGATAACGCCAAGTATGCAGCAGCACGAAGAGAAGCAGAAGCAAGGACAAGACAGGCAGAGGAAAGAGCTGCAAAGCTTGAACGTGATAACAGAATAGCCAAGGAATACGGCAAGGATTACGGCGTATGGAGTGAAGAAGATATTCGGGCTAAACACGATATGTCTCTTGAAGAATTCGAACAGGCCGTATTGAAAAATCAAATGGCAGAAGCAGGAATTCCACCAGATGTAATCAATAAGTACCTTGATAACCACCCGGTTATCAAAAAGGCTAATGAAATAGTCAAACAGACTGAAGCACAGAGGGCAAAAGATACAGAGCGTAACCTTATTGATGAACTTCATAAGGAAGTACCGGGAGCAGATCACATAAAGTCATTTGAGGACTTGGCAAAAGACCCTAAAGCTCAGGACATTGTTGGATATATGCAAAAGGGCATACCTCTATTCATGGCGTATGAACAGGCTTACAAAAACGAGATAGCAGAAAAAAGAGTTAAGGCAGCTCAACAAAGGCAACTTAACAATATCAACGGTAAAGCGCATATTAAGCCAGACGGTGCAAGTGTTGATATTGATGGTGTAACATTTGACCCTGACGAGTTTAAGTTTGCACAGCAACTTACGCCAGGGTTAACTAAAGCAGATTGGTTGAAGTTTAAAAAATCACAAAAATAAGGAGTGAATACATATGGGTTTTAAGATGATTAAATGTGGCGGTGAAAGTGTACCGCTTATTCATGATTATCTGGCGAAAGATAATGAAGCTATCGCATTAGGAGAGGGATTAGCACTCACAAGTGGAAGATTGACAAAAGTTGCAGCAACATCCGTTCCGGAATATATAGCAGAGGCGGCAGTGGCAGCATCAGCAGCCCCAACGGTAAAAGTTCCGGTACATAGGGTAAGGCCTGAGTATCTATACGAAGTGGCTTGCACAGGTCAAATAACATCCGCAGGAGCAAAACATACCATTCATACTGATGGGGCTTCCGTAACTGCAACAACTGATAATGGAGTATTTGAAGTAACTTATACTGACGGTGCGGCAGCTTCAAAAGTAAGAGGACATTTTTAATCACAAATAACAGACAAAGACCTTTCGGGGTCTTTTTTTATTACCAAAATAAGGAGTGAATACATATGATTTTTAGCAAAGCTAGTGGTTTAGCAGATACTATATACGGCAAGGTTCAAGACCCGATAAAGAAGTTTATAACAGATTCAGAGGCATTTGAAAAAAAGAATTCACAGGTCGAGAATATATTCAATGTTATCCCCCTTGAAACATATGGAGCAAGGTTTGGATACCTTACTTCACAGGATGACTTTGAAGATGTTGGAGAAGGTGGGGAATACCCGGAAAGCTCAGTAGTTGAAGGATACCAGAAGTTTATTGAAGCAACTACTTGGAAGTCCATGAGGAAGGTAACAGAAGAAATGCTTGACGATTCCAAGTCCATAGGAATGGTTAAGGTTCGTCAATCATTTGCTGACTTTGTACCGTCTTTCTACAGGACACGTGAGAAGTTTGCAGCAAATTACTTGAATTATGGTAATGCTACATCTTTCACCCTCAAAAGCAAGGTATACGATTCTTCGTGTGCTGATGGCTTGGCATTGTTCAGCAATGCACATACAGTGGCACCCGGAGCAAGAGGAACAGCTACACAGTCAAACTATTTTGATGCAGTATTCAGTTACGACAACCTTTGCAGAGTTGAAGAACTTATGCAAAAGATTCGGGATGATGATGGAGAGTTTGCAGGAATTCAACCCGATACAATCATAATCCCTAATAATGCAAGAATCAAAAAGCTTGTCGCTGACGCTATCTGGGCAAAGCAGGAGCAAGCGGCTATATCTGCTGATAGTGGTTACAACTATCAGGCAGGAAGATGGCACGTAATAACATGGAACTATCTTAATAACTTCAGCGGAATAGATGCCGGTACTGATGTATGGTTCTTAATGGATTCAAGAAGGAATGAAATTGACGGACTTATGTTCTGCGACAGAAAACCGTTAACAGTTAAATCCTTTATTGATGAGTACACTGACAACAACATCTGGGCTGGAAGATCAAGATTCAGTGCTGGCGGTGTAAACTGGAGATGTATTGCCGCATGCGCGCCCGGTCTTGGTTCAGAGATATAAGAGGGGATAATCCCCTCTTATCTTATTAAGGCGGTGTTATAGTGTTTGATGAAAAGCAAATCAAGGGCAACATAAGCACCCTTGAACGTCAATTATTGTACGACATAAGGGAATTGCTTAAAGAACAGAATAAATTGCTTAGAGGTCAAAATAGACC